TCTTTGAGAAAGTTTAACGCCGCTCTTTGGTAAAACACGCCAGGCCTTTACAAGGTCGTGAGTTTGTGTCTTGCTTCTGAGAGGATGGGTCTCAAACTACCTACCAGAAATCCATGTGGTCCATTACCTGCATATTAGAAAGAATATGTAAGGCATGTAAACACACGGTCCCAGTAAGAGGGTTGAGGGATCTATCCCAAGAGAAGAAAAATAGAGTGCGGTTCAACACGACTTGCGTCATGTATCTTCGCTGCTACACCATGATTGAGGGCTAGCCCCCCGCCTTGATTGGGACGGAGTCGATTGAACCTGTACCTTTATTAACAATAAAGCTACTAACACAAAATTACTGCAGCGAAACAAATCGCTGTTAAGACGATTGTGCAATTTAGCACGAATAATCTTAATACAGTATAATGTATTAGAAGCTCCTAAAGTTAAGGGGATAGTAGATAAATTCTACAGTGACTCTCTTCTATTATTAGAGACCCGAGGTCTTCCTGAATTGATTGCAGTTGTAAAAACTGCGAGAAATCAAATCATGAATTACTCATTGGGTACTCCATTAATAGGACCTGGGTTAGATTCTGAAGGGTTTCCGAAGAAATTCGGTTATCTTAAGGAGCTAACCACATCAGCTGTAGGGTTAAGAGCTGTGCTAACGTTGCTAACGTTAACACGTGCGTTTACCCTCAGGGCTGAACCGGACCTATCTACGGTTATAGAACCGTGGACAGGAATTGATCCAATCACATCCTTGGAATTTCACCAAGCGATGAGGTTGCTTCAAGTCCGGAAAGGGTCAATAGGAGATTGGGAATTCCCACACATCTCTACAAAGAAAGGACCACAGGGTCAGGCCCTCTTATCCTCTCTATCTGAACTTACACTGCTTACACCACAACAAGTAGATAATATTAAACTACTTGGGGGTAAGGGCCTAAGCGTCATGATAGATGAGAATTTAGAGGGGCTTGACATCCTTGAGTATATTAAACCCAAGGCCCTGTTAGGACTTTTCTCTGTTGCAAGATGGTGGAGAACCCTATTTCCTGTTAAGAGTAGTAACTTACGAAAGTTATCATACTTCCCTGATAAAGAGGGAAAGACACGAATAATCGCCATCTTTGATTATTGGAGTCAGTGCGCACTAAGACCTTTACATCTAAATATTTTTAGATTGTTAAAGAGAATTAGATGCGACTACACCTTTAATCAGGGGGCGTTTGTCCGTGACCTTCCTCAGGCTCCATCAGGATCATTTCATAGTATCGATCTTAGTGCGGCTACTGATAGAATGCCTATTGCTCTTCAAAAAAGAGTAGTTGGTTATCTATATGATAGCTTACCTAAGACTGATGCATGGGTGAATCTGATGGTCGGCTATGACTTTACTATTCGAATGCCCGATAAGAGCGTTCGTACAGTAAGTTATGGAGCTGGTCAACCAATGGGAGCGTACTCTTCATGGGCGGTCATGGCTCTCACTCATCATGTCCTAGTACAAGTTGCTGCTATAAGAGCTGGCGTCTTGGGAGTTAACCCAAGGCGGGCTTTTACGCAGTATGCTTTACTAGGGGATGATCTGAGAATAGACCATGACCTGGTTGCTAAGGAATACTTAAATCTTATAACTATCCTCGCAATGCG